GTGGTCAAGGAATCTGGGCATCAGAATCATAATAAATAAAAATCTAAAAATTAATAAAATGAATAATAGAAAAATTGAATTAGCAACTGCAACAAATATTACAACTACCTATGCAGGTGAGTTTGCAGGAGAGTACATTGCTGCAGCATTATTGAGTGCTTCCACAATAGATGATGGAGGACTTACTGTAAAACCAAACATTGCTTTTAAGGAAGTAATTAAAAGATTAGATACAGGAGCAGTAGTTTCAGATGCTTCTTGTGACTTTAATCCAAACTCAAGTGTAACTCTAACAGAGAGAATTATACAACCAACTGAATTACAAGTCAACCTTCAATTATGTAAGAAAGACTTTATTAATGACTGGGAAGCTCAATCAATGGGTTATGGTATGGGTCAAACTCTACCTCCTAAGTTTAGTGACTTTATGATTGCTCATGTAGCTAATCAAGTTGCTCAAAAAACAGAGCAAACTATATTTACAGGTGCTTCTGCAAATGCAGGAGAGTATGATGGATTTGAAACATTAATGACTGCTGATGGAAACATTCCTGCAGGTCAAGATTTGGCTGCAGTTGGTGGTGGAATTAATGCTGCAAATGTTATACAAGAATTAAGCAGAGTTGTAGATGCTGTACCAAGTGCTTTATATGGAAAAGAAGATTTATTCTTATATGTTCCAAGTTCTGTTGCTAAATTCTATGTACAAGCTCTAGGAGGGTTTGCTGCAAATGGTTTAGGAGCAAATGGTGTAAATGCACAGGGAACACAATGGTGGAACAATGGATCACTAAGTGTTAATGGTGTGAAAATCTTTGTATGTCCTGGTATGTCAAATAATGTGATGTTCGCAGCACAAAGAAACAACCTATACTTTGGTACAGGTCTTCTTAACAATATGAATGAAGTTAAGGTAATTGACATGCAAGATATAGATGGAAGTCAGAATTGTAGATTTATAATGAGGTTTTCAGCAGGGGTACAATATGGTATTTCTGAGGATCTAGTTTACTATTCTTAAAATTAATTAACCAAAAAAATAGGGTAGGTGGGATTACCTACTTACCCTTTTTTATAAAATAAAATAATAATATGGCATGTTCATTAACCACAGGAAGATCAGTACCTTGTAAGTCAGCGTTTGGAGGCATTAAAACAGTATATATGGCAAATTTTCCTGTCGCAGCTACTATTAATGCAGATCAAACTATAGATGCTTTCACAGGCTCTCCAGTTTTTTTTCAATTTGATTTAAAAGGCAATTCTTCATTAGAAACAACAATAACAAGTTCCAGAGATAATGGAACAACTTTTTATACTCAGACTTTAAATATGACATTAACATATTTAGATAATGCAACTAAAAATGAAATACAATTAATTGCAGTCGCAAGACCTGTAGTTTGTGTAGAAGACTACTATGGAAATGTATTCCTTTGTGGTCTAGAAAATGGAATGGAAGTAACAGGTGGCACAATAGTCACAGGAGCTGCAGCAGGAGATCTTTCAGGATTTACTCTAACAATGGAGGGAATGGAAGAGACTGCACCATATTTTGTAGATACAGGAGTTGTACAAGCATTAGCTAGTTCATCAAAAGTAGTACCTAATTAGAAAATCATTCTAATTTATATAAAACTAAGCACTCTATATGGGTGCTTTTTTTATTTTTACAAATAATCATTTAAAAAGCGTTATACTAGTATGATTGTACTTAATGCAACAACACCCCAAACACTAAAAGTCATTCCAAGAGAATTTGTGAGTGAGTTTACATTCTCTTATGAAGATGATTCTACTAATATAACAACAGAGATTCCAATTCTTAATGCTCAAACATCAGGAAATTACCTGACATGGTCACAAAGTTTTAATCCTGTATTAGTTTTAAATCATTTTTACAATGTTGAATTGTTTTCTGACTTTGCTTTTTGGAATACTAATTATAGTTTATGGGAAAATTTTAATGAGTTGTGGAATGACACAAGTAATTTTAAAAATGTATTTTATAGAGATAGAATTTTTTGTACAGATCAATTAGTAGACCAAAAGAATGGAGATTTTTATGACATTAATAAAGGAATATATCTAACCACAGATGCATTTAATAATGAGTATATTGTAACATCATGAAGAAAAATTTAAAAAGAAATAAAAAAGGACAGTTTGTGAGGCATAACTCTGAGTATAGTTTTGTTAATTTAAGCACCTATACCTCTCCTGAGATTGTTGAAGTAAACAACAGAGATTGGGTGGATTATGGTGCAGACAATAATTATTTTCAATTCCTTATAGATAGATATAATGGAAGTCCAACAAATAATGCAGCGATTAATGGTATCTCACAGGCTATATATGGCAAAGGATTAAATGCAACAGATTCTAATAGAAAACCAAATGAGTATGCTCAAATGATTTCTTTATTTAAAAAAGAAGTTGTTAGGAAATTATGCTATGATTTTTATTTAATGGGTCAATGTGCAGTTCAAGTTATATATAACAAGAACAGAAGCAAGATAGCAAAGTTAGAACACATACCTGTTGAAACTTTAAGAGCAGCAAAAGCAGATGAAAAAGGGGAGATCCCTGCTTATTATTATTTTAAAGATTGGAGTAAGTTAAAAGCTAATGAGATTCCAAAGAGAATTCCTGCATTTGGAATGTCAAAGGAATCAATAGAGATTTATTACATCAAACCTTATAAGGCAGGGTTTTATTACTATGCTCCTGTTTCATACCAAGGATGCTTACAATATTGTGAGCTTGAAGAGGAGATTTCCAACTATCATTTATCTAATATCATGAATGGTTTAGCACCTTCAATGTTAATTAACTTTAATAATGGGACTCCTAATCAAGAAGAGAGACAATTATTAGAACAAAAAATAGCACAGAAGTTTGCAGGAACATCAAATGCAGGAAAATTTATTCTTGCTTTTAATGACAATAAAGAAGCATCAGCAGACATCACACCTGTTCAATTATCAGATGCTCATCAGCAGTATCAATTTTTAAGTGAAGAATCACAATCTAAAATCCAAGTGGGTCACAGAATTGTAAGTCCTTTTTTATTAGGGATTAGAACAAGCTCAGGCTTTTCAAGTAATGCAGATGAAATAAAGACATCTTCACTCTTAATGGACAACACAGTTATAAGACCATTTCAAGAGCATTTAATAGATTGTTTTGATCATCTGTTAGCGTATAATGATATTGCCTTAAACCTCTATTTCACAACACTACAACCATTAGAATTTACAGAGGTAGATTCAAGAGTTCAGGATGAAGAAGATATTGAGGAAGAGACAGGATATGAGTTTAAAGTTCATTTAAAAATGATTGATGGTAAAGAGGCTTATAATACAAAAGAGGAAGCAATAGCAAAAGCTAAAGAAATGGGATGTGAGGGATCTCATGAGCATGAAGTTGAGGGAGTTGTTTATTACATGCCATGTGAAAATCATGAAGAGTTAAAAGCTCCATGTTGGGATGGCTATGAGCAGATTGGTAGTAAAATGAAAAATGGAAAAAAAGTTCCTAATTGTGTTCCTTTAGCTACTGAATTATGTGAAGCAGACACAAAAAATGTTGTAGGAAGTTTAGCTATTTCAGGAAGAACTATTGATCAGGAATTTGAAGAAGTTGCTGTCTTAAAAGATGACAATGTAAGAGCAGAGGATTACATAGATTATTTATCTCCTGTAAAAAAATCAACTTTATCAAAAATTAAAGAATTTGTAGGTTTAGAAAGTGCAAGTGAAGATAATGTAGGAAGTGTAAAAGATGGATCTGCATTTAGTTATTTAGATCCTAAAAATGGTTTATATAAAATTAGATATAGATATGCTAGAGGAATGTCAAAGTCAGGAGAATCAAGAGCATTCTGTAAAGAAATGATGAGATTATCAGCAGGAAGATCTGGACTTGTGTGGAGGATAGAAGACATTGATAAAGCAAGTAACTTTGAAAGTGTAAATGTAGAATTTAGACACAAACCTAATATTAGATATGATATTTTTAAACTAAAGGGAGGTATATATTGCCAACATAAATGGCAGAGGGTTTTATTTAGATTAAAAAAAGGAAAGTATGAAAGCTCTAACCTAGACAACTATAAGAGAACAGGATCAATACCAAGATCTTATATTAAAAATCCAAGAGGAACAAGAGAGAGTGAAATTCCAACTGATAAATTACCAAACAGAGGAGCATATCCTAAAAAATAAATTATGGCAACACAGTTATTTATAAATAGAACAGATCTTGTCAGGAATAGTATTCTTGATGGAAATGTTGACACTAACAAATTTATTCAGTTTATTAAAATTGCTCAGGAAATCCATATTCAGAACTATATGGGAACTGAGCTATACAATGAGCTGATTGGGAAAATGCCAACTATAGATAATAATGCTAATGCTAAATATAAAAGTTTATTGACAGATTATATACAACCTATGCTAATATGGTTTGCACAAGTTGAGTACATTCCATTTGCTGCATATCAAATTAGAAATGGAGGAGTTTATAAACATCAATCAGAAACAAGTGAGACAGTAAGCAAAGATGAAGTTGATTTTTTAGTTGAAAAAGCAAGAACAAATGCTGAATGGTACTCTAGAAGATTTATAGATTACATGGCTTTTAATCAAAGTTTATTTCCTAAATATGTTTCAAATAGTAATGATGATATTTATCCTTCACAGGATGCAACATTTAATGGGTGGGTATTATGAGTTATAAAGGAAGCACATGGGAATCTAAACCAAAAGAAAAAAACTTAAAGAAATTAAAAATATTTTTAAAAAAAATAGAAGAATCAAAAAAATTAAAAGATGGCAACACTAAATAATACAAGAATATCAGATACTTATCATGGTCTTATAAAGACATTAGATAATACTGCAATTTCTGCAACTCTTAAACAACTAAGTGATGGAGATGGAACTGCAACAGGTCTTTCAATAAACAATGCAGGAGATTTTAAAGTAAATGCTATTTTAGAATTTGGATCATTAAAAGATACAGGAGAGAATATTGTAATTTCTAAGTTTGTAGATGCTGCAGATGGCATTGGTAACAATGACAATGACACAAGTATACCAACAAGTGCAGCAGTTGTCAGTTATGTAGCCTCTGTTATAACAGCAGAGGATTTAGATTTCACAGGAGATGATGCTGCAGTTTCTGGAGATGTTGATTTAAATAGTGAGCAATTTAGAATATTAGGAACAGCAAATGAAATTGAAACATCAGTTGTTTCAGCAGGTGGAAATCAATTAAGAATTGGATTACCTAATTCAATAAGTGTTAATCTAGTTGGAGATGTTACAGGAAACATTACAGGTATTGGAATCTTGTCAGATGGTTCAACTGCTGTAACACAAAGTGCAGGAAATAGCACAACTAAAATAGCCACCACAAAATTTGTAATGGATTTAGATGCAGGATCTGATCTTGATTTTAGTGGAGATAGTGGAACAGGAGATGTTACTTTAAATACACAAGTTTTTGCAATTACAGGAACAACAAATCAAATACAAACAACTGCATCAAATCAAGGATTAAGTTTAAATTTTCCAACAACAGGAATTACATTACCAAATGGTTCAGTAGCAACTACTCAAGCATCATCAGATAATTCAACAAAAGTAGCGACAACTTCCTTTGTAAAAAGTTTAGATAATGCTTCTGATTTAGATATAACAGATGGCACAACAAGTGGAGATGTAAATTTAAACACTCAAAGCCTTAGTATTTTAGGAACTGCTAGTCAAGTTACTTCTACAGTATCAAATCAATCAGTTACTTTAAGTTTACCAAGCAGTATAAATGTTAATTCAGCATCAGCAACCATACTTCAAAATGCTAGGGACATCTCTCTGACTGGAGAAGCTTCAGGGACCATCTCTAGTTTCAATGGGAGTGCAAATGTTTCTGGTGCTGTCACATTAAACAATGATTCAGTTACAGGAAAAGTATTAACAGGATTAGCATCTCCAACAGCTACTAATATCACAGCTAATGATTCTATTTTACAGGCATTTGGAAAAACACAAAGTCAATTAAATACTTTGGCAGGTGGATTAAGATTTATGGGAACATGGAATGCTACAAGTAACACACCAACATTAACAAGTGGAGGAGGAGAATCTGCATCAGGAACTACAACAGGAACAACAGCTAATAAATTAGTTGATTCTAGTGGTGGTTTTACAAATGCAGTTGATGGCGATCAAGTGGTTAATCAAGCATCAGGTGCAACAGCTACTGTAACTAATGTTGATAGTTCAACAGTACTTTCTTTAAGTGCTGATATTATGGTTTCAGGTCAAGAATATACAATAGATAATTCTCCTTATATAACTCAGGGACATTATTTTGTGGTTTCAGTTGGTGGGACATCTTCTTTAAATGGATTGTCAAATTGGGCAGTTGGAGATTGGGTTATAGCAGGAGCAGGAAATGTTTGGGAAAAGTTAGATCATACTCAAGTGGATGGAACAGGAACAGTTGGAAACATTACAAAATGGAGTTCTACAAATGTGATAGCTGATTCTATAATGGCAGAATCTGGAAGTACAATTTCTGTAACAGGAAGTTTGTCAACATCTCAATTATTAAGTAGTGGAGGAAACTTTGCAGTAAACACAGATAAATTCACAGCTAATGCTACAACAGGAAATGTAACTACAGCAGGAGATGTAACACTAGTTAATGGAAATTCTTTAAGATGGACTTCTGATGATGTGAGGATAGAAGCTACAACTTCTAGTGATAATATGAAATTTTATGTAGGTGCTACAGAAATATTTAAATTAGAACAATCAGGAACTTTAGCAAAGGTAACAGGAAATTTAGAAGTAACTGGAACTATCACAGGTTCAGGAGGTTCTTTCTTACCTCTTGCAGGTGGAACTATGACTGGAAATCTTAATTTTAATAATTCAGTTAGAGAATTAAAATGGAATCACACATCAGGACAAAGTGGTAGTAGGGCTTATGGTTTTATAGGAGAACAAGGTGCTTATGGTAGATTTGCATTAAGAAGTTCTAATGCAGCAGATAATGTACTTGATACAGATGTATTATATTTTGACAATAATTTAAGTGCAACTTTTGCAGGAAGCGTTAATATAACAGGTGGTACAACTAATGGTTTAAATATTACAACATCTGGAACTCAAGATACTATTAAAATAGACAGAGCAGCGACAAGTGATAATGCAATAACTAAATATCAAACTGCAAGTGCTGATAAATGGATAGTAGGTTTAAGAAATACAGGAGATGACAATTTTAGATTTTATTCTTATGGTACATCAAGTGATGTTTTAACTATTGACCAAGCTAATGGAAACTCAACTTTTGCAGGAGATGTAATTCAAAGTAGTGCTTCTAAAAGTTTAAAGTATTGGAGAAGATTATGGACTGATGCTAATAATGACTGGGGTTTAAATAATAATGCGGGTTCTGCAGTAATTTCTGTATCAGGTATGGGTACACCTTCAACAAGTTCAACAACTTTTGCAGGAACAATTACAAGTGGAGCACACCTAATTAATGCTTCAAGTTCTGCTTTTGGTGCGAGTTCAGTTCAAGGTGTGAATACAGATTTTCTTGTAGATTCAGGTCAAGGATATGCAAGGGTTAATTCTTATCATACTGGAGGAAGTAATATTCAATTTTTAACTAATGCCACAGGTTCAACTACAAACTCAGTAGCTTTAGAATTAACAAAAGATAATAACGCAACTTTTGCAGGAAATGTAGGAATAGGAATTACTCCAAGTGCTTCGTTTTCTGGTGTTGAAGTTTTACAACTTGGTAAAGGTATGACCTTAATGGGTAATACAAATGATGACAGAGCTGCTATGATGGCTAATTTATATCTTGATTCTAATACTGCTTTTAGATATGTAATGGATGGTTTAGCAGGTAAGGTTGCTATTGAAGATGGAAATATAACTTTTGGAACTGCTCCATCAGGAACAGCAGGTGCAGTTGCAACTGTAACAGAAAGAATGCGTATAGACATTTCAGGTAGATTAGGTCTTGGAGTTACTCCTTTGACTTGGAGTACAGGAGTAGGTAAGGTTGTTAATGTAATGCAATTAAATGGAAATGGTGCTTTATTTACAAGGGCAGATAATACTTTTTTATCTCAAAACTTTTATTATAATTCAGCAGATGCAGGAGCAGTAATAGATGCAGGACAAGGAAGTATGATACAATGTACTGCAGGACAAATTCTATTTTCTGGAACTACAACAGGTGCAAGTAGTGGTTCAACAGTTAGTGTAACAGAAAGAATGCGTATTACAAGTAATGGGCAGGTTAAAATAAATACAACCCCATCAAGTTTAGGTAAATTATCAGTTAGGTCAGATTCAGGTGCATCAACTTTTTACAACAACATTCAATGTGTACCCTCTGATTCAACTACAGGTGGTTTATTTATAGGCTCAAATGTAGCTAATGATGCGATAATGGTTACAGGTGCTTATTATGCAAACGCAGGAAATTATACTCCTACAAGTACATCAGCATCAATTATTAATATGTTTAGTGGAAATATTGTTTTTAGAGCAGATAGTAGTTTGACAGTAGGTACAAATTATGTTCCAACAGAAAGAATGCGTATTACAAGTGGGGGGGCTGTTGAAATTGCATCTGGAGGTAGTTTATATTTAAAAAATACAAGTGGTAATAATTGGAATTTTTTAAGTTATAC